CGACGTAGACCGCGCCCTTTCCGTCCATCTTTTTCCAGCGCCGCAAGTGAGCCATCAGCCGCGCCCCCATGCGAACCGGCGGGGCCTTTTTCTTGGTCTCGATTGCGCCGTGTTCCTTGCGTAGCATGGTTGCGGTCTCAAGATTTATCATCGACCATTTCAGTCCAGCAATCACGTCCCTCCGGCTGCCAGTATACCAACCGATTAGGAAGAACCTCGCCAAATGGGACGTTGATCGAGCAAATCGCAAGAATGCCGCCGCCTCGTCTCGGGTCATGAAGTTCTGTCGCGGTAAAGGTTTCGGCGGCAAGACAATCACAGGAACGACTGCTAGCGGGCCGTGTTCCTTGTGCCAATGGCCAACGGCAGCATTTAAGAAAGCCAGCTCCCGCCTCGCTGAGGGCGGGGCCTTTCGAAACGCCGAATAAGCTCTGCAGGTCTTGGCGGTGATCTCCGCCACTCTCATCTCGCCCCACCATTTGCCCAGTTTCCTTATGTCGTATAGGATGTGATCGCCTGAAACCTTGTGAGCCAAATGCTCGGTTGCATAGGCCGCTAGAACGTCCGCGATGTACGGCGTGGCACTATCTTTAACGATGTGCTTCGACGCGATATATTCCCCGAGGGATTTTTCAGCCTGTCCAGTTTGGTCAAGAGTGAATCCCGTGCGGCGGCGGCTTCGACCGTCGATGATAGTCCAGGTTCCTCTTTTCTTGTCGAACCAGAGGCGCGGGCCGGATGATCTACGCGGCATTTGGCTTCCATCGCCTTGAGTTTTGCGGGTGTTGTGAAATAGCTTCGCCCGATCTTGGAGATTTCGAGGTTATTCCGCTTGGCTTCGTGTTTCAATGTCGCGACCGAACAGCCGCCCGCGAAACCATACTCGCAAGCCTGCTCCAGTGTAAGCAGGGTGTCGTCCCGAATTGGCAAGGTCGCGCGGCTCATCCCCGTCCCCCCAATATCGCCCGCGCCAGCTCATCCTCCGTCGGACAGAGGGGAAGCCGGTCTAGTGTCAGGGGGAGGGTCATTCGGCGGCCTGTGCGGTTTCGATGTCGGCGAATAGCCCGGCGTCGGTTGTGACCCTGCGGTTAGCGATATCGACGTTTTCCGGATTGAGTTCGATGCCGATGCAGTTTCGGCCGAAACGGTCGGCGACCATAGCCGTGGTGCCGGCGCCAAGAAATGGATCAAGCACCGTGCCGCCTTCCGGACAACCCGCCAGGATGCAGCGCCGCGCGATTTCATTTGGCATCACGGCGTAATGGGCTTCCTTGAACTGCGCTGGCGCGACAAACCAGACGTTCCGCATGGTGGCGGGTTTTGCCTGTTGTTCGGTGCGCTCCATGGCATCCCAGCGGTCATTAAAGCCCGCGTGCTGGCGAGAGTGGCCACGCTGCTTATCCGCATTCACCCCAACCGCTTTCATGGCCCCATTAGTCTTACTGCCGCCATTGGCGCGGTGGCTGCCGGCCTGCGCTTGCAAGTCCTGCGCGGTTCGGATCAGCGAGGATTCGCGCGGCGGGGTTTTGATGGCGTCGAAGTCGGACCAATAAATCCGAGATTTCGAAAACTGGAAAATCATTTCATAGCTCGAGGTGCAGCGATCTTGCTGGGATCCCGGCATTCCGTTGGGCTTGGCCCATACGATAGCGTCGCGCAGATACCAGCCATCTGCCTGCAGGGCAAAGGCGACGCGCCATGGGATGCCGATCAGGTCTTTTTCTTTCAGCCCACCGACAAGCCTATTAGGACGGCTGGCGCGCTTGCCATCAACAAGACTGCCAAGACCTATCTCACTGCGCCGACTGACTGCCCACGCGCTCGCGTATGTGTCCCCCAAGTTAAGCCAAAGTGTCCCGTCGTCCCGCAACACGCGCCGGACTTCACGGAACACCGCGACCATCTCGGCCACGAACGCATCCGGTGTTGCCTCCATACCGATCTGCCCGGCGTGACCGTAATCGCGCAGTCCGAAGTACGGCGGCGACGTGACGCAGCAATGCACGCTTTCTGCCGGCAGCGTCCGTAGGACTTCGCGGCAATCGCCGTGCCGAATCGTGACGGTCAAAACGTTCCTCCCCCATCCAGCGGCAATTGATCGAGGGTTAAGGTGGGGGTCATTGAAGTGCATCCGTTGACGGGGCTTCAATCCAGATGACGCGGGCGCTCCCGCACACCGGACATCTGAACTGGCCAGCGAATGGCCCGGTGCGTAGTGATCCGCACTTGCCGTGCCAATCGCAGTCCGTGCAGGCGACCGGAGCAGCAAGTTTTCGTTCCAGTGTGTAGGTGCTCATCTCTCACTCTCGCATTTCAAAGATTTGGTCGGCGGATAGGTTTCAATCACATAAGGTCGCTTTCGGCACCACGTCACCCGCACGAAATGTGAGCCATTGCGTTCGAAACTATCGACTGACTGCACCTCAAGCTCAAACCCGGCTTCGCGCTCAGAATCAGCCTTAGCTTTTGCGACTTGCTCCATATATTGATTCTTGATGCTCGGAAGCTCCGTGCAGAAGTCGATCTCGGCATCCGGAAACGGAATGTCCCAAAGCGATTTCATGATCTCATTTTCCTTTGTCGCTTTCGGTCATCAGGGGGTTGGGGCTAGGCGCGCCTGTTCCTCAGGGCTGTCGATTGTCATGGTATAGCCGCAGCACTTCGGCCAACCATGGCTCATGCAAGTACCGCTATTGATTTTCATTGTGCGGCCGCACGATTTGCACCAGACACGCCCGCGTGCGAGCTGCGGCACCTCAGCGATCACCTTGATGAAGTCCATCTCACATTCCTTTCAGAGCTTAGCCGGTGCGGTGGGGGAAACGTCTGCCCCGGTGCATCGCAAATAGAACTTCAATTGCCCATCGCCTCAGCAACGGACGAAGCAACCATCGGAGCGCTGTTCTCACGTTCAATCCCCCTTCCCCTGAGCGGCGGTGCGGGCGCGGAGTGCACGGGCGCGATCGGCTTTTTGCGCCCAATCGCGGAAGTCGGCGCAACAGGTTTCGCCGGTTTGAATGTAGCGGTCGATGTTCGATATCCAGTTGTAGGCAGATCGCCCGCATGACCGACACGAAAAGCCAAGCGGGATTTGGTCGGCAATCTGTCGGAGCGGTGTGCAAAACTTTTCGCGCAGTTCACTCACGATTGCCTCCAACAGGTATGCCGTCAGGGTAAAGTTCGCGCACGAATGCCGAGCCGCCGACCCCGATCAGCCAAAGATAAACCGGCCAAGCTATTCGGCCATAAATTCCGAACGGCCAATGCCGTGTGATCCAAAGGGCAACCCGGCTAACCATTTTCCCGCCCCCTGGTTGAGCGCGAGGGGCGGCCCTTCTGCTCGGCAAGCCATGCGCGGATGACACCGCAGGCGCGTGGCCTCTTGTCACTGCGGGGATCGGCCATCGCGGCGACGACGCACCAATGCAGTCCGAGTTTCGGATCAGCAATGATGCCGCTGGCCAGCTTCTCGCCCATGATATCTTCGCAGGCTTCACGAATGTTCACTTACTCCCCCTCCCGTGAGCGGAGTGCGGCGCGACCGGCTAACGATTTCCAATTTTGTCCGCGAACTAATCGCTGAATTGTTGTTCTATCGACGCCGTATTTTGCGGCCAAAATTCCTGTTCTGATGCCAGAACATTTTAGATCAAGGATTTCTATTGCCTGAGCGGCGGTCAGCTTAGCCCCACCTCCATCCTCTCCGCGCGGCGGGTGACCGTCAGGAAAATGAGATTGGTCTGATCTTATTAAATTCTTGGCGCGGCCCTTCTTAACCATATCCCTCATGTTGTCGCTGTTGTCACCTAAGAAAAAATGCGATGGTTCAACGCAAGATGGCATGTCGCATTTGTGACAGACGTGCTTTCCCGGCGGGATAGCGCCGACAAAAATCGTGTAACTCACTCGGTGCGCCTTCCAAGTTTTTCCGAGGCGACGAAGATATCCGTACCCGTCCGCATTCTTCGCTCCTATCCAGATACGGCAACCGTTCTCTTGGAGGACGGTTTTGCTCAAAAATAAATTCTGCTCTGGCGTCATTTATTCTGCTCCAGCGCCAAGCGACCGGCGTCTGTGATGCGCCATGACTTGCAGGGCTGGCCGTATGTATTTTTCTCCGAGAAACGCTCGACGAACCCGCGCTCGATCAGAATTGCTAATGTTCGATTTCCGGGTGCAAATCCATCTCTCGAACCACGCGAAAACAATGTAAGCAATTCCCGCTGCGCCTCGCTCAGCTTCACCGCTGTGGGAGTGGTCGTCATACTCGCCTCGACGAAAGCCGGTTTCCGTTCTCGTCATGCCAACGCCACCAAATTTGTTCCAGGTCATCGAGTTCGGTCCTCTTCCATCCGATTGACAGACAATAGGCCAGCCAGCTTGCGCAGGCGGTTAGCGCGCGACGCGTGCGCTGCCTCGCTTGTTCCGCGCGGAACGTCGCCAGACGATTGTTGAACGTCTGTTTTGTGACTCTGGCGATATGGGCTGCATCAGCCTGTTTCATGTCACCGTCACGCACGGCGGCAAGTAGCTCAACCGGGATTGACTTGCGTTGCGGGCTCATCCTACTTCCCTTCCTGTTTCACGGGCGCGGATTTGAGGGCGCGGAGGGCGTCAGTAAATGCGCGCGTGCCAGCATCAAAGCCGCGAAGAAAATCGTCTGACTTTCCACCAAAACCGCCTAACAGCTTGACGGGTGTGCGGATGCATTCCTCGATCACCCCATCCCGATCCGTCTTTGCTGCGAGGGCGACGAATTCTTTGACGCAAATTTCGATTATCTTTTGCGCGCCGCCTTCGCTTCTCGCGATTGCCGGGATTCCACCCAACCGACGAAACGCCGTTTCAAGCACTTCCCGCATCGCATCTGCCTGGTTGTTGGTCATGGCGCGAGCCTCTTGACGGCCGCATAGACGGCGTTTGGAGTGAACGGTACGGACCTCGCCTTTGCGCGGCTCAAGCGCTGCGCGACTTCGCTCCACGTCCAACCTTCGTTTCGCATATCTTGCGCCAGTTCGGCATCGATAGTGATGCGGCCACGTTGCCCTTCGCTCGGATCGAACCCAGCATAAGGAATTAGTTTCACGTCTCTACTCCTTCGCTGGATTGGGGGAGGGTTGGGCGCGGCGCGGATGGGCGTAGTATTGCGGAACAGATTCCGCCGAAACATCCATCAGCGTTACGGCATTGTCGCCCTGTTTCCGAACTTCGATTTCCGCGCTGCCGCGTTTGATTATGTCGTAGTCGCCGCCCTGGTCGTATTGTTCGGCAAACTTTCTGGCGGCTGTTTCCGCGCTGTCGGCGTTAACCTCGTGCCAATCTTCCTGCCACCTCGTCTCATAAAGACGCGCTTCCCAAATCGGCGCGCATCGATGGCTCGGAAACCAGCCCCAATCGCCACATTTTTTGCATCGCTCGTATGCACGTTCGCTCACGCTACTCGCTCCTCTCTGCCGGGGCGGCGAGCGCTTTTTGGATTTGGCCCATGATTTGCTCGCCAACTGAGAGCGCGCGTTGCACCTGTGGTTTCGACGTGTCGCCGCTGCGCAGCCCGTCAAGGACTTCTTGCCAGCGCTCGGCAGGATTGGTGACGGCCCCAAGGTCTTTCAGAAGCGCGACTTGTCCCTTGAAGGCTTCTGGCACCTCATAATGAAAATCGGCATAGGTACAGTCGAAATCGTCATCGGCATCGAACTTGTAGCCGTCAACGAGAGCAAGGCGTTCATTGTCGGCCTGATAGTCGTCACGATTGCCGCCACCTGTGCGGGTGTGGATGATGATCTCGGTCCCATCCTCGCTCAGGAAGCAATCGCGGTAACGCGGAACGTCACCACGGCTCACGCCTAGCATTTGAAGCAAGACGCCAGAGAACGGATTAGTACCGAACAGCAAATTATAAAGGCTCATCGTCTATTCCCTCTCTGCCGGGGCGGGTGATGGTTGGGGTGTGGTGTGAGCGGCGACATCATTCTGAGTTTCCAGATAACGCAAGATTTCGAACAGTAAGAGCGCTTCAACATTCTGCGATTTTAGAGAGCCGCCATTTGGCAAGCGCGCTCTGACCCAACCGAAATTATCAACATCGAATGTCATGGCCATCGCCTATCCCTGCCTTGCCGAGAGGGCGGCGCGGATCGCAACGTAAGCGTCATAGAGAGCATCGGCCCGGTCGCGCCCTCGTTGTCCCGAATATTTGTCCTCGAACGCATAAGCCTTGGATTGACGCATATGGCCGATGATCTCCATCGCTTTCGTCAGCCCGATATCAGCCTCCCGCAGCGCTCCGGCTGGTGCATCGGCGGGTAAGTTATTCCACTCGCCAGCGTCAAAGCCTTCTTCGATGTCGAGAAGTTCATCTGCTCCCGGCTCTTGCCCTTGCGGGCCAGCGGCGAACGCAGCATGAAAACCGAATGCGAGCGCGCCTTGTGGGGACCGCGAACCCACCGGCGTTTCCTCGCAGTAATCATCCCAAACATCGGCAGGATCGTCCGCCCCCGATGGGGAGCGGGCACTGACGAAGCGGCGATGGATGGCATCGCGCGCCGACCTTGCCCAATTCTTTTTGCCAAGCTCCCGCTCTGCAAACCGCGCGGCCTCTAGCAGTAAATCTTCGACGGACGGCGACTCGTCCAGCCCCTCCCTCCCAGCCTCGGTGCGGGCAACCGGCGTGTATAGTTCCTCGAATTTCGCAGGATCAAGCCAACGCCAGAATTCGCCGTCAACTGCCGTCGCGTAGTGACCGATCTTTTCATTGGGCAATGGCCGCGATTGATATTTTGCGATCAGCCAAACGGGCATCGTTGATTGCCGGTCAAACAGCCACGCTGCGAGATATTCGGGTCTACGCATGTGCGTCGCGTCGGGAGGCCGTAGTTCCGCTAGTTCTGTATGTGTGGGGGTCATGATGCGATGGCTCACAGGTTTTGCGCGATGTAGTCGGCGATTTCATCGAAGGTCTTCAATTGAAGATCGTTCATATCAATTAGCTTCTGAAATGTTATGTCACTGAGCCCCAGCGCCTGTGCAGCAGGCCAACTCGGATCGGACGCGCGCGGATTCTTCCCGGTGCAAATCTTGAAGCCTACACCGAGGCAGCAAAAGGCATTTCCATCTTTCAGTTTATAGCGGCCCTGCTGATATTTCCCAGAGCGGAGCGCTTTCACCCAATCTGCTTTAAGCTTCGCGTCCATCTCACTCTCCAGTCATGATGCTTGTGCTGCTTTACGGGCGCGGGCCAAAGCGGCGCCGAAGGTCCACGGCGATGTGATGGCGATCTCACGGAAGGCTTCCGGGATGTAAAAAGTCTCGGGATTGCCGCTGAATATCACGGTCACGTTGCCAAGATGCTCTGCGGGGCTACCGAGCGCGGCGAAGTATTGAGCGTGAAGGCACTTGCCGCTATCGTCATAGCAATAAACGCGATCCGCCGGCATCGTCTCCAGCCACGCAATGAGGCTATCGAGAGAAAATACATCAGCCTGGACTGGTCGCTTTCCAGTGGATTCGTTGTAGAGCATTCTCGTTCTCCTATGCGGGGGCTTTCAGTGTTTAAGATCGAAATTGGAGCGATAAAAACGCGACGCCTTGTTAGCCTTTGGCCGGGCTCGCACAGGTGTTCCAATCCCCATCAACAGATTGGCGTAGTGCGTCTGGATAACCCTCGTTGAGCATTCAAGTTCGCGGGCTACGGCCTTGGGCTTGCGGCCACGCTTGTAAGCCGTCCGGATCAACGCAATCTCGCTTTCAGTGAAATGTTGCTGGCGCGTTCGCTTATATTTCCAATCGTCGATTGTCATGCCGTGGCTTTCAGGGATGCGAGGGCGCGACGTTCCTTCTCAGCTTCTTGGCTTCGGAATGCGTTCATCCATTCCGCGACGGTATGAAGCATTTCGCCCCTCGTTAGATGTATTGTGTAAGAGCACTCGTGGCCCTTTCCTTGCACCCAAGGCCCGTGACAGCTCAGAGTGAACGTGGCTTCGCGCTTATCCGAATCGTAGCCGGTGGCCGCGTTACCGCTGGCATCATCCAAGATCGGCTTCTTTGCACGCTCTTTTGTTAACTTCACGTCCGTCTCTCCAATGGCCTTGATGCTGTTCGTTGCGGAGCCGCGCGCTTGAATCCCGCGCTCTGAATTTTGCGTTTCGGTCCCGTGATGCCCAGGTGCTTCGCGCGCTTGCGGGCGATGGTGGATTTCTCGGCTACATCTGTTCGCGTCTTAACTGCATGACATGGCACGCATAGCAGTTGCAGGTTATTTTCTCGATGTGCGCCGCCGTTAATGAGCGCAACGATATGGTCATAGGCCGGTCGCAGTTTTCCAACAATCGCAAGGCCGCAGGCCGCGCAACGTCCATCGGCCAGATCAAACACACGGACCTTAACCCGTGCAGGAATGTTTTGGTCATCGTCGGCTCCGATCCATTCGGGCAATTCGCGGCTCATGCTCCGACGCGCTCCTTTGCCAGCCACGCCTGATATTGCGTGTCAATGTTGAACCAAAGCATTCGCGAGGCATGAACCGTGTTCAGCTCCGCGCGTGAATTTACGCTGCACATATCTCTGACGGCCTCTGCGGCTTCATTTTCGTCGACCGGATCGTATTTGCATTCCTCTCGGAGGAACGCGCGGAACGTCGGCTCCGCGCATCTGATCCCGGCTTGTTGTGCGGGTTGTAAATCTTTCCAGTCCCGCTTCGCTCCAGCCGGCTTGTCCTTATCCGGCTGGAGCGTGGGGGATGTTGAGGCAAATGGTTTCGGTTTCTCCTTTTCAGCTCGAGTGATCGGCAACTCTTGATCGTTGATCTCGACCAGCACGGCAATGAACCTTGTACCCATTGCGGCGCGTGTAATGCGCTCGTCCATATCGACGCCTTGAACCGTGAAGGATACGCGCCAGTCGCCATTCTGCATTTGACGGAGCGAATCCTTTTTCGCTTCGAAGGATATGGCGTTGTCTCTGGCGAGTTCGGCGGGCGTCATGATCGGTCCTTAGAAAGGAATTTCGTCGTCAAGTTGCTTTGCGAGATTGTCCGACACGCCACCGATAACGCGCTGCGGGTTTGGGCCGCTTGTGATCGGGTCTTCGCGTCTGACCGGCGCACGGTCGCGGGCAGTCGGAACGCGAACACGGATGGCGGGGCCGACCTTGCCTTGGAAATCAACCATCACCGAAAACAGGATCAGCGGTTGATCAAACCAGTCTTCGGTATCGTCGCCGTAGGCATCGCTGATGGTGTTCGAGTTTGTCTTATTGAGAATCATTGCCTTTTCTTTGCCCTTGAAATACAGGGCCAACTTCATGTCATCGCCAAGCTTTTCTTTCTCGACATGCTGCATGATAACTTTTACGTCACGGCCTTGCAGGTCGGCGGCTTTTAAATACCGGCTCGGAAACTCTTCAGAAATTTTCATGATATTTTTCCTGTCGTTTGAGTTGTCTAACTTTGAGATTGTGTTTTTCAGTGAGCGCGCGCTTGCAGATTAAGCAGGCGCGCTGGTTTGTGTTTTTCTGGCGGTATGTGTTCTCCTCTGTGTACTCATGGCCTCGCTTGCAGTGAGTTTTCAGTTCGTTGAATTTGCCTGATCGCCCCTTGTTAACGCGGTCATCTACGTTGTCTTGGTTGGTGCCAAGGAATAGATGATCGGGGTTGACGCAAAGACGGTTGTCGCAGCGGTGCAGAACGTGAAGGCCGGGAGGTATCTCGCCGTTGTATGCGGTCCACGAAAATCGGTTCGCGCGCTGCTGCCGATTATTATATTTGAGGTGTGCGTACCCCTTCGCGTTCGTGCTTCCGAGCCAAAGCCAACAGCCGCTATTTGGCTCTGGAATTGATCCGGCCATGATGCGGGCTATCGGAGCATAGCTCTGCGGAAAATGTTTCATCACTTAATCCGTATCGACAACGAAGGCGCAGAATTGCTCAATGAATATCCAGGGACTGCTGCGCCGCCCTTAAGTGCTTCCTTGACCTTGGTCCGATCAACATCACGGGAAATCTTGCAGAGCGAATCCGGTAACTGTGCCGGGTCGGCGTCGCCAACCAACTGTTGCGTCCCGGCGCGAAGCGATAGCGTGGCCTCGGGAAGCTCGATCTTGGGCAAATCGGCAGCCTGCATGATCTTGAAGGCGAGTTCGCGCAACGTTTCGATGCGATGCTCAAATCTGTCCTTGCGGGATTTCAGTTCCTCGAAACGATCTTTGGTCCCGATGACAAGGGCCTTCGTGTCTTCAATGCGTCGGACAATCGTTGTCAAAATCTCGTTGAAGTCGGTTTCGCTTTCCAGCGTTGCCAGCCACGCTTCGTTGTCCTCGACAATCTCGGGGTGAACGAGCTTGATGTTTTCGATCTGCAGGCGGATGTTCTGTTCAGGCTGCATGATTGAGATTTCCCGGGGGATCGCAAACCAGGGCATAGCCGCCGCCGTAATTGTGTTGCTTGAGAAAGCCCGCAATGCCGCCTTCATGTCCCGTGGCAATCGCGATTATTTCAGACAGCCAAGTTACCGGGATTTCGCCATCATGTACGATGACGCAGGACCAGCCCGCGCGAAGGCTCGCGATATTATTCCGCTCGGTAGCTTCAATCTCAAAAAAGCAGCCACCGTTTGCACCTTCGCCATTGAAGGCATTTGCACAAATGTGTTTGGCAGGTTTAGGCTGCACGGTCGCTCTCCACCGGCTTTGCCTCATAGGTAGCTTCCGCCGCGATGATGTTGGCTAGCGCGGCTTCCAAAACCTTGCGGGCTTGCGCCAGTTCGTCTTGCGCGTGCGTGGTAAAGGCGAGCTTGCATGGAAGCGCCTTTGCGTGACGGGCGGCCATCTCAGCACCGGCTTCGATGAAATGCAGGCGGGGTTTTACCTTGATATCCCAATCGGCGAGGGTCATGTGGATATTCTCCGGCTTCGCCTGTCATGTGCGGCCCGCATCAATTCTGGCGCATACTTTGAAATGATCTGATGTACATACTGCATCGAAACTCCGATCTGACCGGCGCATTGACGTAGTGTCAGGCCGCGACGATAGGAGGCTATGATGCGGGCTTTTCGCGCTGCTGTGACAGTTCTCATATGCGGACTCATGCTGCGAACTCCTGCATCATCTGGGCTACGGCGACTTCGTCATAGGCGTAGTTGGTGGCTTCGCTGATCTCGCCCAACGTCGCCAAATCCTGCATTGCCAGTTCATAGACGCGGCGGGCTTCGAACGTGGTTTCGTGATATTCCCGCTGGGCAAACAGGCGTTCGCGTTCCCAGCGCGGGGAATTGCGGTAGGGCGCAGCATCGGCCATGCGCTGATTATACCGGGCGAGCTGGGGTTTCGTGAGATCGTTGAACCATCTGCTGGCGGTTGCTTCCGCGCGCTCGAGCCGTTCCTGATCTTCATTGACGGGACGGGATTGAAGGAAGCGGCTGCGGTGGAAATCTTCTGACATCAGGCGGCCCTCTGTTGGGCGAACTTCACGCCATGTGCTATTCCGATGTCCCGAGAACGCTTGACCATCCATGACGGATGATCGCTCTTGTCGCCGAGCAACGCGTCAGCAAGTGACTTCATGGCGCCCCCGCCTCCGCGCTGCGTAAGACAAACGCCGTCCTTGACGAGTTCGTAAACGCCGGCATGGCGATGAAAAATCTGAAAGCCGCGATACTGAACCGGCTTAACCTGAGTGCTGAAAAATTCTGGCTTGCCGATCGGGTCTGCCGACCAAGGATTGAGGTAGTGAAAGGTTTGCTTAGCGGTCATTTTCCTGCCCTCTCCCGTTGGCGATTGCCGATCTGATGGAAAGGAGCATAACCTAGGTTATTATAACCGTCAATAAGAAAAGTTATAATTCCAGACAAAAAGATTGTGCGGCGCAATAATTCGCGATTTTTATTGGCTAAGCGTCAGGGTTTTCTTCAAATCGAGCTTGATTCGGACGATGATCGATTGAGTAACGGCCGGCGAAACATTGCCAAGCTGAAACCATGATCGCATTGCCTGTTCTTCGGTCGAGCAGGCCAAAAAAGCATTTTCGGCGTTCATTCGCAGGCTATTTGCTCCGATTCCATCCAATGCCGCTGCAATAACGCACGATCGGAAGCTTTCTATCAGCCGATCCCGTTGGGCGGTTATTGAATCTTGGGAAAGGGCCGAAGAGGTCAGCCCGCTAAAAGCAGCTATCAGAAGCCACTTTTTCACCGGCCCGATTCCTTACCGACCGCGACATGGCACTTCTGCCAGTCGGCTTTCTTGATAGTGAATTTCTTTGGAGGGTTGGTCTGGCTGACGTGATAGAGCGTGGCTGAAGCGTCCGGGGAGCGCTCCAGGTACTTTAAAATGGCTTCGACCGTGCCATCCTCCCGAATCCCCTGGAAAACGCACGGGTCGCCTTTTCTGGCGTGCAGGCGGGGATCCACATATGCAATATCGTTTTCATTATACTCACGCGCCATCGAATCGCCTTTGACCCGGACGCCATAGCCGTCCCTGATGCCGATCAGGCGTTTTGGGCGACTGGTAAAGGTGAAGGGCTCGTTTTCCAAGACAAGGGCACCTTTGCCGCCCTGCACGATGGAATAAACGGGCAGGTCCGCTTCCCCCATAAGGTCCGCGCCCGGAATAATATTCAATGTCGGGTTGCGGACAGGCGGGTTAATCTTCTCAGGTTGGTTAATGTTCCCGTCACTGTGCTGTGAAAGTGAGGGATCAAGCTTGGAAAGGGGAATTTCGAGCACTTGCCCGATTTTGGGGAAATATTTTGATTTTCGGGTGGCCCCCGCCTCAATTTTTTTGATAGCGACTTGGGAAATGCCCACACGACGGCCCAGCTCGGCTTGCGTCCAGTCGCGCCTAACTCGTTCTGTTTTAATTAAAATCCCGGGTTCCATGGCCCGGTAGTATATAACGTCGGTTATTGGTTGTCCTGATAACATTGGTTCTTGACTTTCTCATAACCTGCGTTATTTTGCGGTTATGGAGAAGTCACCAATTGAACAGGCTATCGATCTGGCAGGCGGTTCCGAGGCGAAACTCGGGGCTGAAATCGGCTTTTCCCAAGTGGCAGTCAACAAAGCAAGGCGGGCAGGGCGTGCAAGCCCTCGCATGGCCTTGGCAATTCACCGCTTCACAGGCGGTCTAGTTCCAGCTTCCTCAATTCGTCCGGATATGTGGGCGCGGCCGGAAGATGTGCCGCCGCAAGTCTCCGAACCGGAAGCCGCAGCATGAAAAGCGCGCGACAATCGACCGGGGCAGCCGATCATCGCGCGCTATCGATCGGCAAATATGCGCCGTCGAACAGTATCCTAATTCCTCCCCGTGATCCTCCGCTCGAACGCGGCATAGTCGCGCAAGCGCTGATTGACATAGCTTTCGTGCTGTTTGTTTCGGTGACTTCGCTCGCCATCGCAGGCGGGCTGTTCATTCTGCTTTTCGTAAAGACGTAACACCCGCGCGGTTGCCGCCGCTAGCGGGAAGAAGGTCGTTGGTTCGTTGTCGTTGGTCTTCATGCCGTCAGTCAACAGCATGAGGATTCCGAAAAATGGAAAAGGCTTCCGGAGTAGGTGTTGTGCGTAAAGCAATCTCAGTTGTGGCTGGAGTGAGAGAGTGGGGAGATACCCGCGAAAGCTGGTTGGCCCGCGTCCCCCGCAGAGTTCCGACCGTTACGTTTCGCACCGTGAAGGCATTGTTTTATGGCGAGATTGACGATCCCGAGCACTGGGCGGCGCGCGATATTCGCAGAGCCGCTGAACTTATCGAGGCACGTAAAGAGGCGTCCGCCCTTGCATCTCAATTTGAAACAATCGCGGGAGGCCTCGATGCCACGGACGCGGATTTTCATAGCGCGGATGTTGCTGCGCTTGTCCATGTGGCTCGCCTCCTTCGCGGTAAAGATAGCCCCGGAAATAAAGGCTAACTAGCATGGATGCAATTTGCAACGATTTCAATTCCGCAGTGGTCGAACCCTCCGCTGCGGATACGGACGCCGCAACCGCCGCCCACTCCCCTGCGGCGTCCGTTCTTACATGGTGGACCTCAGAACGCATTGACGAACTGAAATCGCTTTGGGCCACGGGCGCGTCAGCAGCGATCATAGCCGGCGAAATGCAAACAACCCGCAATGCCGTACTCGGGAAGGTTCACCGGCTTAAGCTGAACCCGAGAGAATGCCGAAACGGCTATTATTACGGGACGGTCATCACATTTGGGGAAGCAAAGCTTAGGCCGCGAAAGCGCTATCCTGCCCGACCCAAGACTGTCTATCCCACGCGAGAAAGCAAGCCACGACTTCGCGTTCCTCGCCCGAATTTCAAACCCGCCATCATGCCCGTCATGTCCGTAATAACAGGCGCATTCGTGACCTCCAAAAAGCGCAAGCCAATGATTGGCGAGTTCACCAAAAACCAGCTTCGCGCGATGCTGACACAAGCCATGGTCAATACCGCCGCGATGGAAATCCTGCCGTGAAACGCAATTCTATCGCTCACCAAATCCATCAAAAGCGCCGTCAACTGCGCGCTGCGAAGCCGAGATCAGAACTCGCGGCGAAATTGTACTTCGAATTGCGGCGGTTATTGACCAAACAGCTTCAAGTTGAAAACCGGCTGGATCGGAAACTAGCTGTATGATTGATCCGTTCGCCGATCTCCCGCGCGGGCATTACGGGGCGATCCTCGCTGATCCGCCGTGGGGTTTCAATCTGTGGTGGGGTGGTCGGTCGAACAAGACGCCTGCAGGCGTGCCATCACGCGCCACGAAACCACATTACGAGGTTATGCGTGAGCCTGAATTGAACGCGCTCCCAGTCGGCACCTTGGCTGCAGATGATTGTGTGCTGTTTCTCTGGACGTGCTGGCCTGTGCTGGAATGGTCGCTGAGAACTATCGCGGCATGGGGGTTTGAATACAAAACTTGCGGGTTTTGCTGGGTGAAGGGCCACGCCCGCCAAATAGAGATGTTTCGGGACGACATCGATCCACACATGACGTTGGGATATTGGACGCGCTCCAACTCCGAGGTTTGCCTGCTGGCGACACGCGGTAAGCCGAAGCGCTCCGACGCGGGAATCAAACAAGCCATCGTCGAGCCGCGTCGCGAGCACAGCCGCAAGCCCGACTGCGTTCACGGGCGCATCGAAAGACTCGTCGCCGGTCCCTATCTGGAATTGTTCGCCAGATCCCCGCGCAGCGGCTGGGACGTATGGGGCAATCAGACCGACAAGTTCGCAGAGGCGGCGGAATGAGAACCTTTCATTATGTTCGTCACCCCGACAAGCTCGACTGGCTGCGCTTGGGCTGGATCATCGCCAAGCCAAACTGCCGAATGTACATGGACGAATTTTCGGTGACTATGGAATGGCTGTGCGACTGCGAAATGGTCAAGCCTCGCCCTGCCAGCACTAATAGCACCGCGTTGAACGCAACTTTGAGTAACTGGCTAGTCAGCCGTCAAAACCGCGTTCCCGAAACCGCTGGCGAGCGGGAGACCGTGTGAGTATTTCCGATAGCAAGCGCGCGGAAATTTCAACCATCGTTCGTGAGATAAAGTCGGGCACCGCCTATTTTTCTGGAATGGGCATTTCGATCAATTCCTCGCACGAGATGAATGAAGCTATGGAGATCATCAAGCGCATCGAGCGCCGGATGATTGAGAATCAGCAATCCGGGGGAAGCAAATGACCGAGCCGAAAGTGGGCGACAACAGCCAGCTTAAAGCGATTGTTGAGCGCATTGAGCATGTTGAGGGCGAGATTAAAGACCTTCAGAACGACAAGGGCGAGATTTATCAGGAAGCGAAGTCGCACGGTTATGACGTGAAGGTGCTTCGCAAGGTGATTGCCCTCCGCCGCATGGACCCGTCTGCTCGTGTCGAGCAGGCTTCCGTCATGGAGGCTTACATTCATGCATTGGGGATGCTGGCGTGATCGATTTTTACGAAAGCCGCGAATGGCTGGACCTACGTTACCGCGTCCTGCAAAAGGCTGCGGGTAGCTGCAAATTATGTGGTTGTCGGGCGACCGCCGATAATCCAATTCAGGTCGATCATATCAAGCCGCGCTCGCTTCACCCCGAGCTTGCCCTTGTCGAATCCAATATGCAGGTGCTTTGCCAAAGCTGCAACAAGGGCAAGAGCAACAAGGACGATACAGATTGGCGCTGGAAAGCCTCCCACGAATTAACAGCTGGCATGAACCGAAGGGCTGCTATACTCGCTAGCGCAGATCCGGGACAAAAGGCGAAGTTAGAGCAGCTCGGTTGGCTCCGTCAAAACGACGTTGATCTGCAAATCCGCCGGGAAGCTGAGAAACAATACAAGGCTCTTTGGAAAGAGGTTGAAGCTGATTGGCTTGCGAAGGGCGAGCCGAAATGAACCGCCCCTGGATGCCCCTTTATGTCGGCGATTACCTTGGCGATACGGGGCACCTGACCACGACGCAGCATGGGGCCTACCTTCTCCTGATGATGCACTACTGGCGCAAGGGCGAGCTTCCAGACGACGATAAACAGCTGTCGAAGATCACCAAGCTACCACTGAAGGTTTGGACTGAATACCGGGAGACCTTGCAGGATTTTTTCTACGATGGATGGCGACATAAGCGGATCGATGCCGAGCTACAGCGAATGACCAAGGTTTCCAATGCCAGAGCGATTGCTGGGCAAAAGGGAGGAATTGGTTCGGCACTTTCTCGAATAAAGCTGGAAAATGCCTCGCTATCCAAACACGTCCCTCGCCAAGCAATTGCTTACCAAATGCCCAGCAACGCTACAGCAATCGTCAACCACTCACACTCACAAAGTAAGAAAGAAGAAGGGGCCACCAAGGGGAAAATAACCGCGACCCCCGAGCTAGAGGCCATTCTTTCCAAACAGCGAGCCTGAGCATGAAACCCCACCGTGAAATCGACTTCGACAAGAAAGCGGAAGCGGCCCGAACCGATGCTCGAGGCCCGACTGCTGAGCGTATCTGGAAAGCCGATGGGGCGTTTGATCTTGGCGGCGACGATCGGGTAGGGCGGACCTACATCTTCTCCGATAGCCCCTTGGGCCGCATGTTCAAGCGCCATGCCATCGATCCAATCGAGTTCACCGCACTGCAGCGATACAAACATCATTGGTATCACGGGGGACTGTTATCCTCGATGGGAAGCGTTGATTTGAATCGGGTTTTTGCCTGCGACCCCTCGAATATGAGTGGCATGGCGAAATCAGAACGCCAGGCATTTCACAGGCAGCAATACCGGGAAGCAAGGGAACTGATCGGTCATCGCCCAGGTATCGTGGTGGACAACGTTGTCTGTGCGGAATGGCCCCTGCACGTCGCCGGCCATTCCATCGGCTACGACAGCCCGCACCGGGCTCGCATGGCGGCATCGCAGATATTGAGGGACGCCGGCTATCGGCTGGCCCGGCTTTGGGGGATCAGTTGACAAGGGGCGGCAAATCACATTTTGTTGGTACGTTCGCAAGAGCCACGGCCCGTTCGGAGAAATCCGCGACGGGTTTTTGCATTTAGGAGGCTGGCATGTCGGCCCAAGTAATCCAATTCAAGCCGCGTCCAAATCCCGTGCGCGACGCCCGCAAGCCTGCGAAGCAATGCTAACCGCCTATTGGACCCCGTTCTTCGCATGGGCTGAAATGCTGGAAGATCCTATCGACTGGAACGCGATCAAGCCAAAGGAGCCCGCGTGAGCCGACTGACATCAAAAGCACGAAACAAACTTCCAGCCAAAAAACCATAACACTTAGAGGCTAAATGGCTAAAGCACCGCTTGAAATCAAATCTTTGGCGCGGAAATATACAACGCAAGCCGTTGAAACTCTTGTCCATATTATGCGCCAGCCAGATGCACCGCCAGCTTCACGCGTCATGGCGGCCAATTCATTGCTAGATCGCGGCTGGGGCAAGCCAGATGCAACGGTAACCATCGATGACAAGCGCGATTCGACAGATTGGACGCGAGCCGAACTGGTCGCCTTCCTCGTTGACGCCAGAAATGGCAGCTCGGGAACTGTTGAGGCGATTGGACGCCCAAGAGAACCTGATAGCGTTCACTGAATACACATTTCCGCGATACCGAACCGCGCGGCACCATCGCATCATTGCAAACCAGCTTGAGCGGGTCGAGCGCGGAGAAATCGACCGGCTGATGCTGCTAGTGCCGCCTCGGCATGGCAAATCGGAATTGGCTTCGATCAGATTGCCCGCCTGGTTTCTGGGGAGGCAATCGCATAAGCAATTCCTCTCGGTCTCGGCAACGGCGGAGCTGGCATCCGACTTCGGCCGTGTCGTCAAGAACACCATCGATAGCCCGGAATATCGTGCTGTATTCGATACGCGGTTAGCTGAAGATAGCCAAGCCAAAGGCAAATGGCATACTAGCGATGGCGGGATTTATTACGCGGTCGGTATTGGCGGGTCCGTTCTAGGCCGTGGCGGTGACTGCATCCTGATCGATGATCCCTATTCATCAATGCAGGATGCCATGAGCGAACTGACCCGCAAGAACGTCTGGGATTGGTACACCGGCACGGCTTACAATCGTCTGATGCCGGGCGGTTCGATTGTCGTCATCAATCACCGGATGCATGAGGATGACCTTTGCGGGCGGTTGTTAGCCCAGCAGGCTGCCGGCGGCGACAAGTGGGAAGTTGTCGAACTGCCCGCGATCAACGCATCAGGCGAAGCTCTCTGGCCCGATGCGTACCCGTTGGAAGCACTCGAACGAATCCGAAAGAACAGCCAGGCGCGGTTTTGGTCGGCACTGTACCAGCAGCGCCCCGCGCCGGAAGAAGGCGATTACTTCAAGGTAGATTGGCTCAAGCCTTATGAAAAAGCCCCGTCACTCAATACGCTGCGGGTCTATGGCGGATCGGATTACGCTGTCACCGCTGACGGTGGAGACTACACGGTTCACGCCGTCGTTGGCCTCGACCCTGAAGGCCGAATGTATCTGTTGGACCTCTGGCGAAAACAAGCCAGTTCCGACGAATGGATTGAAGCCTTCTGCGACCTCGTAAAACAGTGGAAGCCGATGGGCTGGGCGGAAGAACAAGGCCAGATCAGATCGGGCATCGGGCCGTTTCTGGATCGCCGGCAACGTGAGAGAGGCGCCTATGTGTTCCGAGATCAATTCCCGACAAGGGGCGATAAGGCAATTAGAGCACAGTCTATTCGGGGGCGAATGGCGCTTGAAGGGCTGTACGTTCCAGTACATGCCCCGTGGTATCCCGAGCTTCGATCTGAATTGCTTAGTTTTCCAGCGGGAAAGCATGACGATCAGGTCGATGCCCTCGGCCTCGTTGGACAACTGCTCGACAAGATGACATCCGGCCAGCATCCGCCCAAGCCCGAAGTTGTGAAGAACATATCCGGCTATAAATCGGCCGCCTCAGGCTCGACAGACGAATGGAAATCCTTCTGATGACAGTCGATCCGCAACCCTATTTACCGCCGAGCCCGCGCGATTACGGCTGGTACAACGGCAGGCCCGGTAAGCCGCGATGATAAGCATTTCACATTGGGGCATGTTCCGATTGCCTTGGCCTGCCTCAGTCGATTTGTCTCAGCCTTGGTGGATGTGGGATTTCAATCCATATCGTGAGAACTGATGCAAACGCTTCCCGCTGTTCAACCAAGTCAACAGCTCACCAAGATCGACCAGGGGAAAGACGACGACTATTACGACGTAAACCGGCTTCGCAGGCAATTCACCGATTATGCCGCGGCCAAAGATGCAGAAGCCCGCGAGATGGTGGAGGCCCGCCATTACTACCACGGGGATCAATGGACTGAGCGGGAAATCCAGGCGCTTCGCAGGCGCAAACAGCCTGTCGTCACCTCGAATCGGATCGTCCGCAAAATTGATGCGGTGGTGGGATTGGTTGAACGTCTCAGACAGGACCCGAAGGCTTATGCGAGGACACCCAAGCATGACGAAGGCGCAGAGCTTGCCACGGCTACTCTTAGGTTCGTCCTCGATAACAACGATTGGAAATCTAAGTCCTCCCGGATTGCGCGCGCAGGCGGCATTGATGGAATTGCTGGGATTGAATATGATCTCGTCCCAGGCGATGATGGCGATCCAAGTCTTGAAATGCATATCGCTTACGGGGACGGCTTCTTTTATGATCCCCGTTCCTACGACGAAGGATTCACCGACGCACGATATCTCGGCATAGCCAAATGGGTTGATGCCGAGCAGGCCAAGGAAATAGCCCCAGACAAGGCCGCTGAAATCGATGACCTCCTGGAGAGCGGCACCGATCTTATCACGGCGGCCGAAACCGACCGGGAAAAGAACTGGGTAAACACCAACGAGAAAAAACTCAGGCTTATAGACCACTGGTACATCAAGGGCGGCAAGTGGCGTTGGTGTTTGTACGTCGGCAATACCGTTCTGATGCAGGGAGTATCCCCGTTTGTTGACGAGAAGGGTAAGACATTCCCACGCTATCGGATGTATTCGGCCAGTGTCGATCATGACGGCGATCGTTATGGGTTCGTACGCAACCTGAAATCTCCCCAGGACGAGGTTAATCACCGACGTTCCAAGGCTCTGCATCTGCTCAACAGCCGCCGTGTCATATCGGACAAGGGCGCGGTTGACGATATCGAGGTTGCCCGCAGAGAATGGGCCAAGCCGGACGGCTGGGTTGAGAAAAATCCGGGGTTGGCGGTCGAGCCGGATCAGACGACTATTCAGGATTTCAAGGGCCAACTGGAGATGCTTCAGGAGGCCAAGAACGAAATCGAGAATTTCGGGCCCAACCCCGCTCTCATTGGTCAGGGGCTAGAGGATTCCAGCGGCCGCGCAATTCAATTATTGCAACAAGCGGGCATAGCCGAGCTTGGGCCGTATCTGTCAGCTTACAAGAACTGGAAAATCCGGGTTTATCGCGATATCTGGAATATCATCCAACGCTATTGGACCGGCGAGCGCTGGATCAGGGTGACCGACGATCAGAACATCGCCCAATTTTTCCAGATCAACAAGATGGAAATCGATCAGTACGGCCATCCTGCCATCGTGAACGCCATTGGCTCGCTTGATGTCGATATCATCATTGACGAGGGCCCGGACGCGGTAAACCTTCAGGGCGACGCCATGATGGTGCTGCAAAGTCTTGGGCCGCAGTTCCTTCAGCAGTTCCCCGAGATTGCCATCGAGCTGTCGCCGTTACCGTCCTCGGTCAAAAAGCCAATGCTCGACAAAATCCAGCAGAAGCAGAACGCTCCGCCGCCGCCCGATCCTAAAGTGCTGGCGTTGCAGGCCAAGGCGCAACTGGACCAGCAAACCGCACAACAGAATGCCCAGCAGAAGCAGGCTGAATTCGTAGCCGAACAACAGCGGCAGGCGCAAAAGGCCCAATTCGACCGGCAGCAGCAGCAAGAGCAGGCCGCATTCGATTTCCACCTCAAGCGTGAACAGGCCGCCGTCGATATGGAAATCGATCAGCGCAAGGCGGACCATCAGATCAACCTCGCCAATGTCAAGGCTCGCTCGGATATCGAGATGGCCAAGCAAAAAGGCGCGGTTGATGTGCAGCTCAAGGGCGAGAAGGCCGAGAAGAAGAAGCCTAAAGCCGACCCGATGGCGCAAACTGCGGCCAAGGCGCTAGAGCTGATAGCCGAGCATATGGAAGACATGAAGGAAATCGCCAAGGCCCCGCGCAAACTCATTCGAGACAAAGCGGGTAGGCCGGAATCATCTATCATAGGATAAAATCATCATGGGCATCGCGACCGCAACTCAGAATAACATTCTGAAGCTGATCTTCAATGCAACGGCATGGGCGAACGTGGCCGACAACGCCGCAACTTCACCGTTGACCAATATCTCGGTTGCATTGCATACCGCAGATCCCGGCATTGGCGGCAACCAGTCAACTTCGGAAGTGACCTATACGTCTTACGCCCGCGTCAGTGTGGCGCGCACCACGGGCGGTTGGACGGCCTCCAGCGCAGGCTCTACGAGCCCGGTTGCAGCGATCACATTTCCCGCCGGAACGGGCGGCACGGGAACGGCCAGTTTCTTCTCGGTCGGTCCGACCGGCGGCGGCGCGACGGCGATCTTCTGGTCTGGCACGGTCACGCCCAACATCGTCACCGGCAACGGCATCACGCCGCAGCTCACAACGGCGACAACAATTACACTGGTATAGCGTCATGAATATCTGCCTGGTCAGCAAGGACGGCGAACAGCTAACCGAAATCGTGGTAGCGGAGTTCGACGGCGGCCTGCTTGCGGCGGACGTTGACCTTCCGACTCGAAAGAATATCGTCGGCAAATTCGAGGGCTGGAAAATCCGCGCCGATGGCAACGATGTTTCATTGAACTATGCGCTTCCCCGGGTGATTGAGCCTTCGGAACTTTCCGCGATACGCTTTGGAAAAGGGGCACTTCAATTATGATTGTCTCAGCAGTAGGTATCAGCGTTGGCGCGGTGGATCCTGCGAATAAAGATTTGGCCGACAGAATCGCGGAAGCCATGCGGCAGGCCGTGATTAAAGCGCAGGCCGAAGGCGTGACCGATCCTGACGTTATCCGCTCACGCATGATGGAAGCGAAAGACAAATGCCTAGCGCCGTCGCCGGAATTATCGACCGCAACGGCGGCCTCCGCGTAGTCATAACCGAACGCTGGCGGATGCAACAGCATCTCGGGCATGGCGAACGGCTGTTCATCGTCCCTGATCTTGAACTGCAAGAGCCGGTGCCGTGGGGCCAGGTCCCCGACGTGATTGAAGCCGTCAAACAACACATCGCGTCGCTTCAATGACGCAAATTTTCCTGACAACCGCGTCAACTTCGCCTTGGACTGTTCCGGGGGATTTCACGGCGGCCGGGCATACGGTCGAACTCATTGGCGCGGGTGCCGACGGCTTAACAGGAACAACAGGCGCAAATCCAAAAGGAGCTTCTGGAAGTTCTGGCGGCAATTACCGCAAGCTCACTTATAGCAGTGGCACTGTCGGGTCATCCATCCCGTTCGTTGTCGATACGGGCAACAACGGTCTGGCTACAAAATGGCAGAGCAACGGCGTTGATGGATTAGGCAATAACCAAGCCGGAAGCGGCGGAAGCGGCGCGAGTCAGGGGACGAACGGCGACAATGGCACTCCCGCAATTACATACGCGGGAACCCTCTCGTTCCTTGGCGGTCCCGGCGGTGCAAATGCCACGAGCAATAGAGGGGGCGGCGGAGGAGGAGGCGCCGCCGGGCCAAACGGTGCAGGCGGCGCAGGGGGTGTTCCCGCCAGCACTGGAGGGGCGGGCGGCGGCGGTGCTGATGGCGGTTCTGCCGGTGGCGCGGGTTCTGCCGGTGCATTCGGTGCAGGCGGTAATGGTCCGGGCGGTACAGGAGGTGGCGCTACATCAGGCGCGGCCGGGACGGCGGGCACAGGCGGCGGCGGTGCTGGCGCCAGCGCGGTAGCCTCTGGTTCGTCCGGTACGGCGGGTGCAGGCTCGGCGCATACATCAGGCGGCGGGTTTGACGCTACTCACGGCCCCGGCGCTGGCGGCGGTGGTGGCGGACAGGTAACGGGCAGCGGCACTGGCGAAAGCAGCACGGGCGGCAACGGCGCGGCCTTTGGCGGCGGTGGCGGTGGTACTGGCGGTCTACGCGGGTCGGGCACGCAAACGCCGGGCCTCGGGGCGGACGGTCTTATCGTTATCACCTATACGCCGAGTGCGGGGGGTAGCGTTGGTGCGGCGTCGGGCACTGGAACGGCAACGGCAGTCGGTGCCTCTACGGCGGCTTCTCCAGCTTCCGCATCAGGAACCGGCTCGGCATCAGGTGTTGGCAAAAGCACCGCAGTAAGTATTGGCTCCGCGTCTGGCACGGGTACGGCGACCGGCGTTGGCAACGCGCTCATACCCGCGACAGGTTCGGCATCGGGCACGGGGACGGCGCTTGCAGTCGGCAGTTCGACCGCTGCCTCTGTTGGCTCAGCCAGCGGGACCGGGACGGCTACCGGAATCGGAGCAAGTACCGCTGCTGCTGTTGGCGCAGCAGCCGGGACAGGATCAGCGACAGGAATTGGCGCCAGCACCGCAATGGCAGTCGGTACGGCCGCGGGAACGGGAACAGCCGCGGGCGTAGCTTCATCTCCTGGTAGCGTCGGTTCTGCCTCGGGTGTGGGAACAGCAACCGGTGTCGGAAATGCTCTTGCACTGGCCGTGGGTTCGTCCGCTGGGACCGGGACAGCATCGGGTATCGGAGCCTCAACTGCCGCAAGCGTCGGCTCTGCATCGGGCACCGGCACTGCAACTGGAATTGGTGCATCCACCGCAAGTTCGGTCGGAACAGCAAATGGCACGGGTATCGCATCCGGTATCGGTGCCGCGACGGCTGCATCCGTTGGATCGGCGGGCGGCACGGGAACGGCGACAGGAATAGGGGCGTCAACCGCCGCTTCGGTTGGTTCGGCCTCGGGCGTTGGCACCGCGACGGGCATAGCATCTGCCGTTGGAAGTATAGGCGCGGCTTCCGGCGTCGGGACAGCCACAGGGGTAGGGGCTTCGACCGGAGCCAGCATCGGCGTAGCATCGGGCCTCGGTTCGGCCTCGGGCATTGGGACCAGCACGGCGGTTGCGACCGGGTCTGCATCTGGCGTCGGGACCGCCTCGGGTATTGGTGCTGCAACTTCGGCCTCCTTGGGGGTCTCAAGTGGAACGGGGATCGCGTCTGGCACGGGAGCGGCGACTTCAACCGCAATCGGCGTTTCAAGCGGCGTCGGTACTACGAGCGCGACCGGAGCAAGCACCGCTGCAAGTATCGGTGTGGCGAGCGGCATTGGAACGGCTACTGCAACATCTGCCGGGTCTTCTATCGGTGTCGCGGTCGGAACTGGCACGGCAACTGGTTTCAGCGCCTCCATTGTCGCAGCCGTTGGTCTAGCGGCGGGCGTTGGAAGCGCTTCTGGAATTGGATCAACGGGCGCTGATGCAATCGGCGCCAGTGGCCGGGCTACCAAGCCGCATAGCGGACATTCCTCAGCTTGGAAGCCCCTCAAGGCCCGCAAGAAGAAGCGCGAAGAGGAACTGGAGGAATTAGCCGAACAGCTCCGCGCGCTCGCGGCGGAAATTCCAAAGATCAATGCGCCGGCGGTTCAACCAATAGTTCAATTCGAACCCCTGATATCGGAATTTGTAGATCGGGAACGGACCTACCAAAGCGTCAAGAATATCATTTCGCGGGCCAAGGCCGACGCGGATTATCAGCTTCTATTACAGCGCCAGCGGGACGAGGACGACGAGGACGCGGCCTTTCTGCTGTTGCAATGAATCGTCCGCAGTTAACGACATAACTGCAACGGCGGCCAGCCGACAATGGCAAACGTGATCGCACGAAACGCGAGAGGACCACATGACTGTTGAGAATGAGGAACTAGACGAGGCAACGCTGTTCGAACAAGCCACTTCTGACGAGACGGAAACGGAAGTCGTTACGGAAGAACCGCTTCAAGTTGAACAGCCACGCGATGCGGATGGCAAGTTTGCGAAAGCAGACGAACCGGCGGAAGCAGTTGCGGAAACTGAGGCTGAAAAGCCCGCAGTGGACGACAACGCGCCGCAAGTGCCGTCATGGCGTGTCAGGGAGATCAACGAGGAAAAGCGTGCGCTTGCTGAAAAGCTGACAGCCTACGAGACTGAAAAGTCCCAATGGCAAAGCCAACAGCAGGAATTGCAGCGACGCCTTGCGGCTCTCGAAAAGCCGGCTGCGGAGGTAAAGGCTGAAAAGCCCGATCCTCTATTGGACCCCGAAGGTTATGAGAAGTACCTCGAAAACAGGTTCGAGGAAAGGCTTCTCAATGATCGCCGGGAATTTTCCCTCGCCAATGCTCACAAGACATATAAAACAGAGTTTGAAGAGGCTTACGCGGCTGCACAGAAGAACATCGATCCTGCTCTCAAGGCTCGAATGCAGCAGTCGCGCGACCCCGGCGAAACCCTGATGCAATGGCATCGTGAGCAGAAAACCATGCGCGAGGTCGGCAACGATCCGAACGCGTGGCTGGAAAAGAAACTTGAAGAACGCCTGAAAGACCCGGCCTTTCTTGCAAAGGCGCTCGAACAGGCGCGCGGTATCGCTCAACCTCAACAGCAAAACGGTCGCCCTCGGGTTGACCTTCCCCCATCCCTGAATGGCGCAAGCCGTTCCAACGCGGTGCTGCGGTCATCCAACGATGACCTGTCGGACGCCGAACTTTTCAATCAAACCACCGGCTGATCCTTTTCGCATCCGATAAAAACAACCCGCCTTAAGGGCGGGTTTTTTATTGGGCGGAAGTGACGGCCATTACTCTTAAGGAGCGTGGCCAATGGCCCTCACTTCCAATCATGTCAATAACGAACTCATCAAATTCCGCAGGACTGCGGCAGTTGATTTCCTGCGAAAATCAAGGTTCGACCCGTTCATGGGGCCGGATTCCACTTCTGTTATCGTTCGCCTGAACGACCTTGCCGCAGACGGCAAGGAAATCAACATTCCCCTCGTTACCCAGTTGGTCGGTTCTGGCGTCGGCGCCGGGTTGTTGCGAGGCAATGAAGAACAGCTAGATTCCTACGGCTTCCCCGTATGGGCCGACTGGGCACGCAACGCGGTTGCCAACAATCGTGCCGTGAACAAGGAATCGTCGTTTTCGGTTCGCTCTACCGCCCGCTCACTTCTGTCAGGATGGTCGCGACGTATCGTTCGCGACGATATCATCGACAGCCTGCTATCGATCCCGACTGCCACGGTGCAGGTCGGGCGCTTGCAGGGCACCAATGGCGGCAACCGTGTCAATGGCGTGAGATGGTCGGCGGCCACCACGGCACAGAAAAACGCCTGGGTGACGGCCAATCAGGACCGCGTGGTGTTCGGTTCGGCGATCTCGAACTATTCCACCACCTTCGCAACTGCTGCCGCCAACGTCGATTCCACTAACGACAAGATGACGGCGGCGGTGGGCTCGTTGATGAAAAACGTAGCGCAACAGACTGGTGTTTCCGCTTCCAATCCCGGCGTCTACAACGGCCTGCCCAAGATCACGCCGTTCCAGACCAAGAAAACCGATCAGGAATGGTATGTGTGTTTCCTCGGCTCCCGGGCCATGCGCGATCTCAAGGCCGATCCCGTCATGTTCCAGGCCAACCGTGACGCACGCGAGCGTGAAGGTTCCGATCCGACCAAGAACAACCCGATCTTCACGGGGGGCGGCCTGATCTTCGATGGTGTGATCTATCTGGAAATCCCCGAAATCACCCAGCGGCTATTGCTGACTGGCATCGGTGCTTCCAGCATCGCTGTTGAACCGTGCTTCCTCTGCGGCCAAGGCGCGCTTGCTTACGCCATGGGGCAGATGCCCCGTCCAACCACGCTTGAGGACGGGGATTACGACTTCATCACCGGCATGGGCATCGAAGCCCAGTACGGCGTTGGCAAGGTCGCCAAGGCGTCCCTATTCGATTCCGGCGGTACGCTGGTCGATTGGGGAATGGTGACAGGCTTCGTTTCCGGCGTCGCGAACGCTTAACCCCAGACTTAAAGGAAAACACATATGACTTATCGTAGAGACTGGGCACAGCCGCAGGTCGGTCCCATGGGCTTTGTCGGCAGCCAGAAGGTTATCGGCCGGGTCGTCAACGTTTCGGTCGCCGACAACGTGACGGGCAATACCATCGGCGCCTTCAAGGTGCCGGCGGGCTTCACTGCTACCGGCGTCATCATGACCGTTACCGACATGGATAGCGGTGCGGCCGGATTGATTGCCATTGGCGATGCGGCGTCAAGCACTCGCTATATTGCGTCAACGAGCATTCAGGCCGCCAGCACGGTTACCACGCTGGCAGCTACCGGACTTCTGTTCCTCAATACGGTGGATACGGAAATCCTCATCACGATTGCCACACAGTCGGGAACGGCTGTTGCGGGCACCGTGACCCTGTATCTCATCGGCTTCATGGCCCAGTAAGGAGACTGACATGCGAAAAGCAACTGCAACCTACGTCGCCCCTCCCGGCGATAGCAAGGTAGTCGAGATGGGCGGCATTACCTTCTTCGATGGTAAGTCCGTCGAACTCAACTCCTATGACCATGCTGGCCTGATATCGAAGCTGGAAGGAAACCAGCATTTCGATATCACGGTCGGTGAGGACGACAAGGAGGCCAAGTCGCCGGCGGCAAAGCGACGCGGCCGGCCATCAAATGCGGATATTGCGGCCGCGAAAGCCTTGGCAGAACAGACCGACAAGGACGCAAAGCAAGCGGCTGAAAAAGCGGAAGCTGCCAAGGCCGATCTGGAAGCCACGGAAAAGGCAACCGGCGAACCGCTCTCAGCGGAAGTTGCCTAACTTGATGGGGCGGTTCTCAAGCGGACTGCCCCATTCCCTTTAAGGAAAATCGCATGTCCAAAACCCGCGCCGATATTCAGTTCAAGGTAATCGCCATCCTGACCGGCGGCGACGTTGGACAGGTGCCATCCGCCGACGATGCTGCAGTGATCGATGGCTATATCGATGACGAAGTGGCCGAACTCAATGCCGATGTCACCTATATCGCCGATCCCGATGATTTGGATGATGCGTTGTTTCTGACGTTCTGCAAGTTGGTTGCCAATGCGGCGGCGGACGAATTCGGCGCTGCATCCGACGAAAACAAGGCCCTTCAGTTACGGAATAGATTGCGCGTTCTCACTCGGGAAACGCCGGGATTTGGCCCGCAAGAAGTGTGTTATTTCTGATGTCCGATTTTAGTTATCAGACGCTCGTGAGCGCGTTAGCTCCTCAGATGCAATCCCCAACGCCGCTGATGGATGGATTGAACAATGGAGGGCAGCAATTTGCACAAATTATTCCGAGCGTTCCGCAGCCTCACAATATTGAGGATGGCCCAGAATACAACAAATGGGATGAAGCACTGCAGCAATATGGGACAATTCGTCTACCAAAGGAGCGTGACGAGCCGCAAAAGTGGATGAATAAGTTCAATGACATATTAAAATCAAATGGCATTGATCGTGAAGATCGACCGGACGGCTCTGTTATTCTATCTAAGAAAGCCCTTACATCGTGACCGCCGTTCCGATCCCGTGGCCGCTCAGTTCATCGCCCGGAGATTCGGCGCAAGAGAGCGCGGGCCGTTTGGTGAACTGTTATGCCGAACCGCTTGGGAAGGATGTTCTGGCCAAGAAAGGCATGGAGCCCCCTAAGGTCGTCTGGCGCAAATCGCCTGGGCTATCGCTGTTCGGAACGTCGGGGCAGACAGGCTTTCGCGGGCAAATCCTTGTTGGAAATACGCTATATGCGGCATGGGCCAACAAGGTCACAAAATTCACCTCTGGCGGAATCGAAACGCTGTTGACGGGCTCGCTCACGGGGATTGAAAAGGTTTTTTTCGCCCGCAACAACAAATCAACGCCTGATGTGGTGTGCGTGGCACCGGGAACGGGGGCCTTCACTGTTACATCAAGCGCGGTTTCATCTTTTGCTGATCCTGATATCGGTGCGCCTAATAGCGTCTGTTTCATGGATGGTTTTTTCATTTTTTCATACGGCGATGGAACGCTACAGGCTTCAGCGCTTAACGATGTCACGATCAATACGCTCGACAAGACGCAAGCCCAGTCCAAGCCGGGCGGACTGACAAGATGCGTGGCGTTCAACGGCCAGTTGATCGCGCTGGGACCTAACTTCGGTGAAGTCTATTCGGATACGGCCAATGCCAACGGCTTTCCGTTCACGCGCTCTTATGTACTGCAACGCGGATTGCTGGGCCCCTATGCCCTTGCGGGTCATGAGGATGGTTTCGGGACGGCGTTGATCTGGGTGGCTGATGATAATTCGGTGGTGCAGCACAATTCGACGCCGAACCCGCTGAAGATTTCGCCAGCCGATCTGGATCGTTTGATTGCGGGAGTATCTGATAAAACTACTTTGGAAGCCTCTGTCTACATCTCGCAAGGGCATCCCAAATGGGTCATCAAATGCCCGATGTTCTGCTGGGAATTCGATCTTGGCTCTCAAAAGTGGAACGAGCGCAAGAGCTATTCGCTCGATACATGGCGGGCGATTGGCGGCTGTTCTGCTTTTGGAAAATGGCTGGTCGGAGACAGCGAAGGGGGCCGGTTGCTTTATATCAATCAATTCGCCTTCGATGAATTCGGCGATCCGCTTGTGATGCAGATGGACAGCGGACCGGTGCAAAACTTCCCGAACCGTACAAAGGTTGCGAAGGCCGATTTTAATTTTGTGACCGGGGTTGGTATCGCAACCGGACTTGATCCCATCGCGACAGATCCGAGGGTCGGGATTTCATGGTCGAACGACGGTGGAATAACTTACGGAAATGAATTCACCCGCGCGCTTGGCCGGCAGGCCACGACATCAAGAATTATGGTGCTTAGAACTGGTATGACCGGCACGACGGGGCGGCGCTGGCGCCTGAAAATAAGCGATCCGATCTACGCCGCATTCGAAGGCGGCTCGCAAGACACGCAGTTGAGGCGCTGATGGCAATTCCATTTCCCGGCAAGGACGTTCCAATAGTTGATCAAGCAACAGGTACGATGACACAGCCTTGGTATGATTACTTTCAGAACCATCAAAGGCTGACGCAGCTTCCTGACGTATCAACGGTCGCGCCGACCAACGGTCAAGTGCCAATCTGGAATGACACGACAAAACTTTGGACACCGGGGACAAACTGATGGGCCTCTTTGATCTTTTCAGCAATCAGACTGCCGAAGATGCAGCAGCGCAACGCAATGCTGGCTTGCAGCAGGGCTATGACGCGCTGTCAGGCCAGTATCAGCAAGGCAGGGATGCGCTCTCCACTGGCTACGGACAGGCGAGCAGTCTGTATAACAATCTGCTCGGCTCAAACACGGCCGGCGCAAACGCCTATGGCGATGCATCAGGCGCAAACGGCGCGGCTGGATATGGCCGGGCAACCGCAAATTTTCAAACTAATCCCGGCTATCAATTCCAGATGGATCAGGGACAGCAGGCGCTCAACCGCGCTCACGCGGCGGCGGGGAACCTTAACAGTGGCAATGCCGACACCGACGCACTGAAATTCTCACAAGGCTTGGCCAATCAGTCCTATCAGGGATATTTGGCAGGTTTGCAGCCTTACCTTGGTGGCCAACAGCAGGCCACGGCTGGCGCGGCCAATGCCGCAACCGGGTTAGGCGGAAACCTCAACCAGTCGTTCCAAGGACAGGGCAATGCCGCCAATGCCAACTATACGGCGCAGGGCGCGTCCAATGCTGCGGCCACGATGAATAACTATAATGTGGGAGCCAATCAGTTAAGCGCACTCACCGGACTCGCCAAGGGCGCCGGAAGCCTGTTTGGGATGTTCGCCTGATGGCCGGCATTGACGATATCCTTGCAGGCACAGGCGGCAATACCCGCGCGGATTTCTCGAACCTGTTTTCAGGCGGCATTGATGCATACAATTCCGGGCGGGATCAGAAGGCCAAGAATGACCTTCGCGATGCGTTCAAGGGCGGAGTGCCGCTAACTGCCGATGGACAGCCCGATTTCTCCGCAATGGCAAAGATCCTTTATCAAAAGGGAGGATTGAGCGAGGGAACGGCCGCAGCTCAGCTTGGGATAACCCAGCAGAACCAGCAGTTCGGCCAGCAGCAGAGCTCCAATATCGGCTCGGTTGAGCGCGGCGCTCCCCCTCCGCAGTCTGCCATTGTCAGCCCGCCATCGTCTAACCGATCGGCATCGACTGTTGTGGCTCCGCCGCTCAATCGTGGCGGTCAAGAGCAACAGGGCCAGGCCGGCGGAACGCTGATGCAGGTACTTTCAGCCCAAGGCATTCCCAACAATCAACTGGGCGCGGCATCAGCATCTATCGGCAGACAGCTTGGCGTCGATCCGTCTGCCCCGATTAACCTGCAGGACCCGCAAGTGCGGAATGTCCTGGTCCCGGCTATTCAGCAATTGAAGCGCATGGGGATTGGACAGGTACAACAGGGACAGCCTCAACCACAAGCTCAAATGGCACAAGGCCAGCCCGCACCGGTCACGGATGCCGCCACTACCACGGCAGCCCCACAAACGCCTTCCCGCAACGATCAGCTAATTGCCTATTACTCCGGGATCATGAGCGATCCGCGCTCGCCCAAGCAAAACGTCGATCTCGCAAAAACGCGGCTCGAAGCAATCCAGAGAAACAACGAGTTCACAGGTCCGCAAAAGGAATATGCCCAGGCTGTTACCCAAGGATACAAGGGCACGTTTCAGGACTTTGCCAGTGAACAAGAGGCTGGAAAGGCCGGCGCGACCGAACGCGCCAAGGCGGATGTCAAGGAACAGCAGTCCTATATCGACGCCGGCAAGACTGCTTCCAATCGTCTCAGCACACTCAACACGCTTTCAAATATCATTTCCAGTGACAAGAACGTCACCCTTGGCTTTGGCGCTGACACGGCACTGAAAGCGAAAATGGCTCTGGAGCAACTTGGCATCAATGTGGGCGACCTGTCCGGGTCGCAGGCCATTCAAAAACTCAACGCTACTCTTGCGGCCGAATCCACCAAGACCATGGGAGGTTCGAGACCAACCCAATTCGAGTTCAAGACGTTCCTAGGTAACAACCCGGGCTTGTTATTGGATAAGTCTGGCAACGAGCGCATGATCGGTATTTTCTCGCAACTGGCAAAGCGCGAAGTCGATCTCGGCAGGCTCGCTCGCAAAAATCAGGACAATTGGCAGAATTGGGATAACGTAGTCGAGAATTACGACAAGTCGCATCCGATGGTTGACCCTGTTACAAAAAAGCCGATCACGACGGATTCGATTGTCGCGCCGGGACCAAACAGGGGAGCGTCATCGTCATCAGGAACAGCGCAAGCCGCTAGTCCGCCGGTTCCGGGCGCGCGTCTGGCGCCTGACAAGAACTGGTATGTGCCCGATCCATCACGTCCAGGTAAATATCTCCGGGTTGTGCAGTAATGGCCCAACTCGAAGCCGTTGACCACGATCCATTTGCGGGAGCCGGAATTACGATCCGGCCGGTTTCTGACCAATCGAACGGGCCAAGTCTGGAGCCTGTAGAGCATGATCCATTTGAGGCGAAAACTTCGCCCGTGGGGCAGATGCTGGTTGATTTCGGCAATCAGGGCATAGCGGCGGGGCAGCGGACTTCCCCTGTTATCTCCGCTCACATGCCAAACCTGATCTCGGATCAGGTGCAGGAAAACGACGCCGGCGAGGCCATGTATATTGATCCGAAGTCGGGTCAACTGATGCCTACCGATAGCAACAAGCATGTGATTTTGCGTGATCCCAGCGACAACGAATTGAAGGTATTTGCTAGAACGCCTGAAACCAACGAGGGCGTTCTTTCTTCCCTCGGGCGGTTGTTGGGAATGGGCATGGCCGCGCCGCGAATGGCCGTCTCAAAGGCCGTTGCGCCCGTGATAGGGGCCGCAGAGCGGATAGGGGTTGACGTCCCGAAGGGCATCGCAACCGATAGCCCGCTAACCGCCTTCACCGCCCAGGTCGCGGCCCGTGCGCCCGGCGGCGGCCCTTTGATGAAAGCCATCGAGGACTCGCGAAATCAATTGCAAGGCGCTGTTGCAACGGCAGCCGAGAAGGCTGGTGGTGTTACCGACCCTGCCATGGCGGGCGATAATTTTGCCAGCGCCATCGATACCTCATTCAAGCCCGCGATCAAATCCGGTATCAGCGCTGCTTACGATAATGTTTCGTCATTGATGGATAAGAACGTCACCACGCCGGTTACGGCAACCCAAGGTGCGGTCGCGGACATTCTCTCAAGGCGGGGCGAGGCCGCCATCGGCGGAATGGGAAAGGCAGTCGATACCGTCAACAATGCCGTCACCCGGCCCGGAGGGATGACATTCGACGGCATCAAGACGCTACGAACTCATATCGGCGAAATGCTGGATGGGGGCACCTTCCCGGAAGGCATGTCGGAACATGAATTGCGAAGGCTCTATGCCGGGCTTTCCGAGGACTTGAAAAGTGCTGCTCTCAACAGTGGTGGACCAAGAGCGGTTGCAGCTCTGGAACGCGCCAACGAATTGAACAAGCAGGTTTCGGACTGGAAAGAAGGGATCAAGAAGGTCTTGGGTCCATCCTCCAGAAGCGGTGAGGGCGTTGCTGGCGCGATCATTCGCGCCGCGAGCAATGGCGCCAGTGCAGACTTGGAAACGCTTGCAAAGGCCCGTTCTGCCGTTCCCAAGGAGGTTTGGCAGGATATCGCATCAACCGCGATCAACAATCTCGGCAAGTCACGAAATGGGGAATTCACCCCGGCCGCTTTTGCGACCAACTTCCGCAACCTGTCTGACCGGGGCCGGGCGCTCCTGTTCCGTTCCGTAGGCTCCGGCGATGTCCTGCCGTTCCTCAATGACATCGCTGAAGTAAGTCAGAAATTCGTTGACCGTGGGAAACTCGCAAACACATCCGGGACCGCAGGACATAATGCACTCTACGCGGCGGGCGGTGCTATTCTGACGGGCTTGGCGCACGGCTCGTTCGTTGAGCCCCTGACCGCCATCGGTGGCATCGCAACTGTAAACGGCGTGGCGAGATTGCTTGCCCGTCCTGCCACTGCCGCTTCCGTTGCCCGCTGGTCGCGCGTCTATAACACCTTTGCCCAGACCCAGGCTCCAACAGCTCGGGTCGCCTTGGGAATAGCTTCGCGGAATCTCGCCAATACGGCGGCTGCCAACGGCGTCAAATTCGATCCGGCTGAGCTGATGAACGCGATAACGTCGCCAAATAAAGCAGGTGCTGATAGTCAACAGCCCAACCCAGGGCCAGTACCCCAGTAGTAAGATCAGCGAAATAACACCGATCACAATGACCCGCCCATGAGGCGGGTTTTTCTTTGAGGACTTCATGGCCGGCACAATCAGCCTCTCTCTATCCCAGCAGTTCGATCAGCTCGGGGCGCCGCTGGCCGATGGGCGGCTGTTTTTCTATCAAGCGGGAACCGTAAGTACCCCGCAAAACGCTTTTTTCGATGCCGCACTGACGTTGCCGTTCCCCAATCCTTATACCTTGGATGCCGCCGGCCGGATACCGCAATTCTTTCTGGCCGATGGCTCGATCAAGGTTGTCCTGATCGACAAGCACGGCACGACGCAAATCGATGCGGACAATATCCTTGTGATCGGTCCTTCGGGAGGGGGCGGCGGGGGCGGATCAGTTGACCCGACAACGGTTCTGCAAACCGGATGGTTGCAGCCGATCTACGGAACGGGTGTGGTTTCCGGGTTTGTCCGGTGTAATGGCAGAACCATTGGTTCATCCACTTCAGGCGCAACCGAACGCTCCAACGCCGACACGCAAAACCTGTTCCTGTTTTTATGGAATGGCGATCCCAATCTCGTGGTTTCGAGCGGGCGCGGGACAAGCGCGGCGGCGGACTGGGCGGCGAACAAAACCATAGCGCTTCCGGACTTCCGGGGCCGTGGCATTGCCGGTCTTGACGACATGGGCAATTCGGCCTCGGGACGTTTGACCGCTCCCGTTTTCGGCACGTCCCCGATTGTGTTGGGTGCAGCGGGCGGCAATCAAAGCCAAACGCTGCTTACTGCAAACCTTCCGCCTTATACGCCTGCCGGGACGATTGCGGTGGCTGGTACATCAGCGGGAGCAACAGGCACTTTTAGCATCACTGCTGGAGGCACCACGCTTCTCACTACGGGCTCAACTCCCATCACCGTCACCTCCGAGACCTTCACCGGAACAGCGCAGGGCGGTGTCAGTACGCCTCTCGGCGTGGTATCTCCAGAGATGCTCGTCACGATCTATCAAAAATTGTGAAATCATAATGTACCAAATCCAATTCCCCGCCCAGCTCAATCAGGTCAGTTGGACATTCACAGGAGGCATAAAAGACGCCAATACCAACGAGGATTTGGACCTGTCGATTTACACATGGACCTTCGAAATCCTTGACGAGAATTCATCCTGTGTGCGCCTGACGGCTTCGACCGATAACGGCAAGTTCACCACGCCCGATCTCGGAATATTCCAGTTCAGCTTTACCCAGGCCGACATGCAATCCTTATGTCCGGGCAGCTATCCGACCCGATTGACCATGGCGCTAGAGACTGACTCGGCAGCGCTTAGCGTCGGGCCGCTGCCGGTGATCGACCGATGACCGATCTGCCCGAGGTCAAACTAAGGGCGTTGGCTAATTTTCCGGTATCGGTAATGGGCGGCGTTGCGACTGATGTTCGCAAGGTTAACGGCGCATATTTCATCGATCATGACGTTTCGGGGTTGGTGCAGAATACCAACATCAGCTCTGATCAGGTTGCCCAGTCATGGATGACAATCTGGAACTCGGCTCTTAATGCCTATCAGAACGTGCCTTATGCATTGGCAGTTCCGGGGCTTGGCGTTCAAAGTCTTGGGTTACAGACCGGCGCGCTCGGTATCGGGACGGGACTGGATTTCGCGGGCAGTACGTTGGAAGTCACTCTGGCGAACCAAGCGCAAGCGCAAGCCGGGACGTTAAACAACGTCATTATGACGCCGCTGAGAACGGCGCAACAGATCACGGCGGATATCTCAAGTCAGGCAGATGCACTCGCGGGCACACGCAACGATGTTTTGATGACGCCGCTGCGAACCGCGCAAGTGGTTAGCGATTCGGCCCCATATGTAGTTGCGTGGGATCATGGCGTTACCGGAATCGAGGGACAAGATCAAACCGTCGCGTTACAGGCTCTCATCGATGCAGCCAGGACGGCGGGCGGCGGCAACATCCTGACAAAAGGCGTTATCGAATTCACGACGCTTGATTGCTCCAATACCATAAATCTTCGGCTGCTCGGGCTGGGCGTGAATGGCGGCGGCGGTGTGCTTACGCGTACCCTATTGCGGAGCGGAAGCACCGCCGCCCGCGTCATTGATTGCCGTGGCACCGTCGGCTTTGGGATGGAAGCAATGTACGCCCTTCAAGACAACCCTTTGGCCTTGGGCAAGTTTATTGCTTTCGGTAATCTCGGTGGCACCGAATCCGTGTTCATGACCTTTGACCGATGCCAGATTGAAAATGGAGGGTTCGTAGGTTCACGAGGGCTGTACCTGGATGGCGCGACGAGGGGCCGTTGTACAGATTGCAACCTGTATGGAAACTCAGCCGTGATGGGAAAAGACCCGTCCGGGACCGGCGGCTACTCCAATGTGATGCTGTTCGAGCGATGCAATATGTTCGGCCATACCGATTATCCGATGCTCAATCCGCATGGCGGATGGACGCTGGTTGGATGCAATTTCGAAGTCTCGACGGACGGCATTTGCCGTGCCATCACAACCGATGCCGTCAGCCGTTTTGTGGGACTGGCCATTGTCGGAGGACTATATGGCGATGGGACCGTCGGCGGCGGACAGTGGATGCAGCTATACGGCGATGGCCTGACTATCTCCGGCATCGATATGGCCGGTACGGGAGCGACAATCCACACGGATGGAATTATCCTTGTCGATTGCAACGGGTTCGCCATCACAGGCAATAAATTTGAGAGTTTGAATACGGTCATCGGCCCCAATGGAACATGCAGCGGCGGCCTGATAGCCGCGAATCACGAACTCTCAAATACGAATTTCATCAATACCTACGCACCGTTTGTCGGAACCATCGTCAGTCGCATGAGTGGGGCGCTGTCCTTCCACGGACTGCCGACTTCGGCCCCGGCCATCACGGGCGGGCTGTGGATCGATACGGCGGCGGCTCGGGTCATCAAGAGCGCTCCATAATGGCCCGTCTCCCTAAGGTCAAACTCAGCGCCATCCCTGTTTTCCCGAGCAATGTTTCCGGCGGGCTTGGTGTTGATGTCACCAAAGCCAACGGGGCCTATTCGCTCGCGCTTGACGTATCGACCTTTCATATCAGCGGCGTAGCGACGGTCGATGCACCGTCAACCTATGCGGTGTCATGGGGCGGTGTTACCAGCGATAATCCGGCCGGGACGTTTTCGCTTGTGCCGTATTCTCAAATCCAAACCGTTCTTGGCACGGTCACTACAGGGATATGGAACGCAACTCCCATTGCGGCGAACTTCGGCGGAACGGGGCAGACCGCTTATGCTATCGGCGATCTGCTCTACGCCAACACGGCCTCAACGCTTGCCAAACTATCCGATATTGCGACCGGCAATGCGCTGATTTCTGGAGGGGTTGGGGTAGCCCCGTCATATGGCAAGATCGGAATCTCAACGCATGTCAGCGGGCTTGGAACGGGCATCGCAACGGCGTTAGGTATCAATGTAGGGACCGCAGGCGCTCCCGTGGTGAGCGGTGGCGCGCTCGGTACGCCATCCTCGGGAATAGCAACAAACCTCACGGGAACGGCCGCTGGCCTGACTGCGGGCAATGTCACCACGAATGCGAACCTGACCGGCGATGTAACCAGCGTCGGCAATGCAACGACGCTGACCAATGCGCCCGTAATCGCCAAGGTGCTGACGGGGTTTACCAGCGGGGCTGGTACTGTCAGCGCTACTGACTCAATCCTGTCGGCGTTTCAGAAAATAAACGGCAATGTTGCGGGGAAGCAGGCGACATTAACAGCCGGTCAGCTTCCGGGCACCGCGACCAACGACAATGCAAGCGCAGGGAACATTGGCGAATATGTGCAGAGCGTGGTTCTGTCCGGCTCTCCCGTCGCGCTGACCAGCGGCACGCAAACCAATGTCACCAGCATTTCGCTCACGGCGGGCGACTGGGACGTCGACGGCGTGGTTTATCATCTGCCGGCGGCGACAACGAGCTACACCCGTTACATCGGAAGTCTCTCGACGACTTCGGCAACCCTTGATGTTAACCCCGGAAAATTTGCGGATTTTTCGCAAGCCGCATTCGTTTCCGGGGGCAACACCTTCAACGACGTGATTCCGCCTTATCGATTTAGCCTTTCGGGCACCACGACGGTCTTTCTCGTTGCACTGGGCTTCTTCACGGTCAGCACGGCGGGAGCCTATGGCATCATCCGGGCAAGGCGCGTTCGATGACAGGTTCTTATAGCGCTCTTATCTAAAGACTAAAATGCCAATGACCAAGGCGGCAATCAATGCCATCGAAAACGAGACGATAATCATTTTCGCGACTGTGGCCGCTTCTGAAAATTCGCCCATCAAAATGTCCCGGTTGATTAAATATCGTTGATTCAACCTAGCACTACAACCCAACCGCGAGCAATAGATGACCGACCTGAATGCGCTGAAGCAGGCGAACGCGAAGCGCTGGCAGAATGCCAAGCTGACCCGCTCGTTTTCGGCTGTGGCGGCACGGCTGGTCGCATCCAATGCCAAGCAGCGCTATCAGACGGTTTCACTGAAAACCGGCGTGCCCTGGTATTTCATCGCTGTTGTTCATGAACGGGAAGCATCGCAGAAGTGGGATACTCATCTAGGGCAGGGCGATCCGCTCAGCGAAGTCACGCGCCATGTTCCGGTTGGCGAGCCAGCATTTAAAACATGGGAGGAAGGTGCTTACGACGCGCTTGTGAACTGCGGTCCTTATGCAGCTCGCAACAAGGATTGGTCGATTGGCGGCCTCCTGACGATGCTGGAGCAGTACAACGGCCTGAAGTATGCAATGGCAGGCAGACCCTCGCCATATTTGTGGGCCGGCACCGATCAATATACGACCGGCAAAGTGCTGGTCGATCACGGACCGATTGAGGACATTTACCCATCCGGCCCAAACAAAGGAAAGCCGGTCATCGATCCGCAGCCCGGTTGCGCCGGTCTATTGATTGCGATGATGGCGCTTGATCCAAGCATCGTAATTGAGCGGCCCGGTGCGGTCATCCTACCACCTCCGAAACTCCCGCCAGATGTTCCAAAGCCACTTCCGCCGTCCGTTACCCATCCCGCTCCGGGATCGATTGGAGCATTCATCGCGTCCATCTTCGCTGCGATTGCAGCGATATTCAGAAGGAAATGACCATGGGCTACATCATTAAGAACTTGACGCCTGCCAAAATCGAGATTGCACCAGATGTCTATATCGAACCGCATCAACAGCTAGGGCCGCTCGGTCAACTTACCGATAAAATGCAGGACGCGGCCGACGCGGGAGCGCTCCAGATCAAATCCGACGAGGAAACCCTTGAAGAGCGCCGGTCAGATATCGACGCGATCAATTCATTCAATCCGAAGGAATAGACCATGTGGATATTATTTGACGGACTTCTGATCCTCGCGGGCTACGTCGCTTCAATCTATACATGGCCATCGATCAGAACGAAAATCATCGGGGTTGAAGCGGAAGCCAATGCGCTTCGCGACCGTGCCAGCGCGATCATTACAAAAGCGCGAACGCCCTGATGCTAAATAAAATCAAAAATTGGTTTTGGCGCAGCGAGATAATTCTTTGGGCGCGTCTTCAGCTTTTATTCGGCATCGTGTGGGCAGTCCTTTCGACGGTTGATATGTCGCCCCTGCTATCGGGCAAATGGCTCACGGTGTGGTTTATTTTCAATGGCATCGTGACGGAGTATCTGCGCAGGCGCCGGGCGATACAGGAAAGAGTGGTGGTTTCCGAAGTCGCCGCAGACGGCTCTCGGCAGGATGTGCCGAAATCGTTCCTCGCCTCACCGCCGCCGGGACCGTAAGATGTTTGAATTTGCAGCAATGATTTTCAAATTCCTTGGCGGCGATGTCGCGAAAGCTCTGGTCTCCGCATATCAGGCCCACCTCACGGCGATGACAACCGACAATGTGACCGCGGCGAATCTTGCGGGACAGGAAATTGCCGCCCAAACCGCAGAGATGAATGCGATCACGCAATACCGCATCGCTGAAATCGGCCATCCTTGGGAGCCCGACAAGCTGATGGAATACTTCGTCGCGCTCTATCTCGGCAAGCTCTTGGTATGGGACAAGGTTTTAGGGCTAGGGACAACTGATCCGCTGGCAGGCTGGGTTTCCATCACTGCCAACCTCATCGTTTCCTTCATGTTTGCCAAGCGCGGCTTTGAAAATGTGGCTCGGATCATCAAGAGGTAGGGCAAATGCTGACCTTCGAGCCCGTGATCAATATCGGCAATCTCATTACGATTGGGCTCGCATTCATTGCCGTAGTCGGGGCTTGGTACAAGGTTCGCGGCCATCTCGATATTATCGAGTACCGCGTAGAGGCAATCGAGAAAACACTGGAAACACTTGGCGACGTTTTGAAGTCCCTCGCTGATACCGACAAGGCAATGGCTCTGCTTGAGCAGCGTCAAACGGCTGTCGAAACTCTGGCCGCGACCTTGGGCAAGGAGGTTTCGGACCTGAGACGCGGTATTGGTTTCGTGCGAGGGCAAAGCGGCATCGAACACGAATACCGATGATGCCAACATGTACATCAGGGTTAAATGCGTCGCCGTGGTCGAACAGGGCGTCGAGAAGATTTTAATTCAAACGACTGACGATCTCGCGATGCCGGAAGAACAGATGATCCTGAATCTGTCGCCGCTGCGGGGACGGCTGTTTGTTGGCGGCAAAACCTATCGCATCACGATAGAGGAAGAAGGAGACTAGCCCATGATCGGACTTGCGATTTCAATTCTATGGCTCCTAATCGGGGTTATCGTGTTGCTTGGCGTGGTGTGGCTTGCTTTGTATGTGGTCAAGCTGTTTGCACAGATTCCTGCCCGCATTGAGCAAGCGGTGTGGGCCATCGTTCTGATTCTATGCCTGATCGGGGCCCTGACGCTGCTGTCGGGAGGCGGCAGCAGCATGCACTTTCCAAGACTCGGATAGCGATTATCAGCACGTCGAGCCATTCAAGCCGGGCGTATGCAAGGGCTGCTGACCATGCCGAACAAATACGACTATCTGATCGTGACGGCTTTCGTTGCGGTGGTCGTCGTAGTCGTGTTCGTCATCAACACGGTCGCTGGGCCGACATGCCCGCCCTGCTGATCGCGCTCTTGCTGCTGGCAACGCCCGCCTATGCATTGCCCTGCTGGATCGTCAAAGCAACCTATGCGCCGTTTGCCAAACATGGAATCCATGCTGCCGAAAAATGGGCGCGGGAACATGGGTATTCTGAGGAAACAATCCGCGAAGCACGGCAATGCCTCCAACTTGGAAAACCAAAATGATTGTTCTCGCAATTCTAGCGACTATCGCATCCGTCATCTTGTCGGGTTTCGTGGTGATGGCAAACGGAATGTCTGATGCGCCTCAGATGGCGTTTCAAGGCGGCTGGATGATCGCCGGGGCATGGCTGGTCACTGCTGCTCTATATCTCGCATGGTGGGTTGGATGAAATCGCTCCGTTGGTATTGGTACATCGCGATGATTCCGCTTGCAGTTCCGGGCATCATCGCAGGCGGCTACGCGATCGATACGATTGCCGACATGCCGGCGCTTGCCCACGACGCCAACCGTCCAGAACTAAACGGATGGTTTGACAAACTGGCATCGGGCAAGGGGCTCTGTTGCTCCTTCGCTGACGGCACGGCGGTCGCAGATCCTGACTGGGACTCAAAGGATGGCCATTATCGCGTCAGGTTGCCTGAAGGCTGGATCGATGTGCCCGACGACGCTGTAATCAACGAGCCTAACCGCGATGGGCGAACGATGGTGTGGCCGTTGCGCGGGTATCTCGGGGTTTCAGTGCGCTGTTTTATGCCGGGAAGCATGACCTAACCCCGTTCTCGCTGGGTATCGCGAGCGCGTTAACCTCCCTCAACTTCGGGCCGCTGGCAGAAATGCTGGCGGCCCTTGTTTTTTGTTTTAATGGATAGACCAACTTTACCGACACGTCGAACCATCAGCGGTGTTGGCTAAGTTCATTGGCCCTATCAAAAGCCGTAGGCCGGGTCAGGATCGCGCGGAAGATCGCCGGGTTGAAGATGAGAAACCTGCATTGGCTTGCCTTCCCTTGTGACGCGATACATTGAACGATCTTTTGTCACGCGCAGCAAATCGACATCCTCGATGTCGTCAATCTCAACACACCTCTCGCCCTCGATGCGCTCCAGTTCCGCCTCGGCTTGGCGCCGCGCATCCTCTTGACTATCGGCCTTGATGGATATCGAGATTTTACCCCTTACTTCGATCTCGGCAGTATATTCCCCCGGCTTGTCGTTGCGCGAGAAGTCGGCGGGATCGGGTGCTTGAATTGCGGTGTCGGTCATTGTTGCCTATCTCCATGTTTGGAACTTAGCCGCTGCATTTAAGTTTTCGTCGTGGCCTTCAAGTTGTACTATCCTGATCGCCCGCTATAGGCGGCGGGTTGAAGGGGGGGGCTAATCACAATGCTTTAGCCAGCACGGCGCTCCGGTTCCCCATGGGGCAATTAAAAAATCGCACATGGCCGCTTGTCGTTGGTGGCAAGATTGGGCTTTCATCACATAGAAATAATCGCCCTTGTTGGCATATTGCTCGGCCATCGCCCGCGCCGCGAACTGCGCCGCCTTGCGCGTAGGATATTGGATTTTCGGCGGCGACTCGGAAAAGGAATTCCACACGATCCAGAAACACGGCTCTGCGGCGCTCATTCTCCCACCCTCCTACAGGAACGGGGGAACTGCACCTTTGGGAATTTTTCGGTAACCCAACCCATGTATGTTTGCGGTCTGTTCATGCTGTGTTGCTACCTATTTGCATGGTAGCTTCGTTGATTTCATTGGGTAATTTTATATGCGTCTAAAATCCAGCATGGCAATCTCATAGCATATTTTGCCCTATTTAGCTATGATTTCTTGGCCTCCGGTAACACTTGGTAATCAACGGGCTTCCGCAGCCGCCTTCTGCCAATCGGGATGATGGTGGCCGTAGACCTTCGTTAGAACCTCCAGCGACATGCCCAGCGCGTTTGCCGCATCCCAAGGGTTCACACCCGCGCGCATCATGGTCGTCGCCCTGGAGTGCCTTAGAATGTGCGGGGTGACGTACTCGGGAAGTCCCGCCTTCTCGCGCACGCGCTCCCATGAGCTGACCGGGCGCGCGATCCGCTTCCCCCGGTAGTTGACGACGTAGACCGCGCCCTTTCCGTCCATCTTTTTCCAGCGCCGCAAGTGAGCCATCAGCCGCGCCCCCATGCGAACCGGCGGGGCCTTTTTCTTGGTCTCGATTGCGCCG